TAGAACACCAGGAGCAATGGTAGGGTTAGGATATGATTACAAATTGAGTAAAAGATTTGGATTTTCAGCATCATATAAAGCATCTATGAGTTTTGGTGATAAATTCTCCCTATTGAACAATATTCAAATTGGTTCAAAAATGATATTTTAATATTTATATGTACAAAAACAATATTTTATGAAATTCTCTACATTAAAAAACATATTATTGATTGGTTTTATTGCTTTTTTTATTTATCAATTTAAACATGGTAAGGTTACAATAGGTAAAACAACTGTTGTAGACGGTAAAAGATATGAAGTAATAAAAGAAATCCATGATACAACCGAAGTAACAAAAACAAAAGTAGTTACTAAAAAGGGTTCGGATATTTTCTATGAAACTATTAAACATGATACTATTCCTACAATAGTAGATACTAATAGTATATTAAAAAATTACTTTGCAAAAAACATATACAAAGATACATTGCATTTACCTGATAATTTAGGATTTGTATTATTAACCGATACGATTACTAGAAATTTAATCCAAGGTAGAACATTTACTGCAAATGTTAAACAAAGAGTAATTGAAAATACAACAATTGTAAAAGAGTTACCTAAGACTAAAGTATTTTATGGTATCGAAGGTGGATTTAATAAAGCTGATTTTATTTCACATATAGGAATGGGATTATTAATTAATACTAAATCTGACAAAATATTTAATTTAGGTTTGGGAGTTAATAATAAAACATCCGATGGTACAAATGGTAAATTCAGTCCATATGTTAAAGGTGGAGTTTATTGGAAAATTAAATTACATAAATAAGATGATAAAATTAATGGGTATTGTAACTGAAAAACCTAAAGTAAATGAATCTTTAGATATTCAGCCAGTAATAGATAAAATAGCTAAATTAACTGATAGAAATGACCATAATGGTTCTGTATTAGAATTAGCAACATTTTTAAACGATACAAAGACTGTTAAGTTATTACATGCAATTCAAACAATACATACAATAGAAGGTTCGATGCCATCAGAGATTTCCAAATATAGAGATAATATATTAAAAGATTTAATGAGCAAAGTTAAATCTAAATATGGAGCAGATACTGCTAAGAAAGTAAATTCTGCTTTCTAATGATTAGTTTAAAATCTTTATTATTTGAATCTGAAACAATTGGATATTTATCTATTCAAAGTGGTTCTAATTATTTTGAATTACCTATTGTAAAAGATGGAGATAGTTATAAATTGGATACTAATATGAATATACCATTTGCCGGTGAAACTTTTGGTTCATCCGAAGATATAAAACAAGCAGTAAATGGTAAAAATGGTATTACTGTTTTAAAAATTATAGGAGCGTAATGTTAAACGAATGTATCATTGTATCTAAAGAAGTTGGAGATAAGTTTATCTTGGCAAAAAATAGAGATAGAGCTTATAAACCAAAATTAGAAATTGTTCATACTATCATAGATGGTATTGAAGTTGCATATTTACATGATATGATTACTGATTGGAGTGAAGGTATGAATGCTAATGGTATTGGTGTTGTAAACGCAGCTCTTTTAGTTGGACATGATGAAGCTGAGCATAAAATTGTAAAGAAAGGTGGTAAACCTGGACCAGATGGTGATAAAATGAGAAACATTATTAAACAACCTACATTAAAAGATGCTTTAAAAGCAGCTTTAACATACAAAGGCAAATCTCATTTGGCACTTAAAGGACATACTTTCTTATCTTCACCAAAACATATGATTAGTATTGAAACTACATCAAAACATAAACCTGATATAGAATTACACAATACTGAATCACCTATTGTTAGAACAAATCACGGACATCTTTTTACGGATGCTGGATATACAAATGGTATAAAATATCTTTCATCTAAAATGAGAAAGATATCTGCAGAAAAAGTTGTTGATAAAGTTGAAGATTGGAGAGAAATTGGCGCAGCAATGAGAAAACAATTCTTCCCACAAGAATCTCAATTAAATATGGCTCGTAATACAAAAGAAATGTTTACATCTTCTCAAACTATTATGAACCTAACTGATAAAATTCTAGAAATAGAATATTTTCCTTCCAGAGTTGAATCATTTGAAGGTATTAGAACTGAATTACCTAAAGACTATCAACCAAAAATAAAAATAGTGGTTAAGAAGGTAGATTTACCTGGTCCACCCGCTAAATAATAACTTTTACTTATATACATATTTATAGACATACAAAATCTAAATAAAAAAGTATGTCAACGGATTTTCAATTATTTCCTGGTAAATCTTTAAGTGGTTTATTTGAGGATATTTACAACAATCAGGTTTCAAAAAAACAAAAGATTAGTTCTTTAATAGAAGAAATGAAGAAACTAATTAAACATGCAGGTGATGTAGAAACGGTAGGTACTATTGTAGCTAATCTAATTGATACTTCGGTTAAAAATGATGACCAATTGGTTAAACTTGCTAATTTGGCACAAAAGATAGTAGCAGCTGATAAAAAGAGTGAAGGGCAAGATGGTTTCCTTACTGAGTTTGAAAAAAATCAATTACTTCAAGAATTAGAAGAAACTAAACAAGAAGTTGAAAGAGTGGATGATTTAGAATTTGAAATGGAAGAATTAAAAAAGAAAATGAAATAAAATATGGCATTAGGTAGTTCAAAAAATATAGCAACCAATCATATATCACCGATATCATCTGTAAATAAAGAAGTATATACTGCGATTGTTTATGATGTTATATTAGATGAAACAAATGAACAGGCAAAAAAATCTAATACATTTAGTGCATATATTGGTGCAATTAAATTTAGAAAAAGAAATGCAATGCATATTGATGAAGGTAATTTGCCAATAGCATTACCTATCGATAGAAGTATAAAATCTTTGCCAGTAAGAAATGAATTAGTAAATATAATTGAAAATGGTGATGGTACATATTCTTATAGAAGAATTACTACGAGTAACAATCCAAATAATACTGCAGAACCAAATACAATTGAAAAATCATTTACTGTTATAAAAGAAGAAAAAAATCAATCAACTAATTATAAAAAAGTAATTGAAACTGGTATTTCAAGAACAAACAAAGATGATTCTAGAAAATATAATGGATTTGGTAAATATTATACAACACATACTAATTTACATAATTTAAAACTTTATGAAGGTGATACTATAATTGAAAGCCGTTTTGGACAATCAATTAGATTATCTGGATATAATAATCCAAAAAATATTTTCGCACCAACATTAATAATTCGAAATGGAGAATCTTCTGTAAATAATATTGCTCAAACAAATTCAGTAGAAGAAGATATTAATAGAGATGGTAGTACTTTGATAATGTCTTCAGGAGAACATGAATTAGGATTTATACCAGGTACAGTTGATAATAAAGGTATTGGAGATTTTCAAACAAAACCAGATACTTTTTTAGATTATCCGGATAAATTAAAAGGAGACCAATTATTATTAAGTTCAGGTAGAATTATATTATCTTCTAGAAATGCTGAAATGATATTTTATTCTAAAAAGAATTATGGATTTATTTCAGATGGTGGTATGTCAATTGATAATAAAGGTGGATTAGATATAACTGTAAATGATGATATAAACATTGATACTAATGGTAATAATATAAATTTTAAAACCGGTACAAATGGTTCTTTATTTTTTGGAACAGGTGGTAGTACACCACTAGAACCAATAGCTAAAGGACAACAATTAGTTGATATATTATCAGATTTAATAGATGCAATTGGAAATTTATCTTTTTATACTCCATCTGGTGCAACTGATGTAGGACCTTTGAATGCAAGTGATTTTGGGCAAATAAAAGCGAAATTAAATAACATATTGAGTAATTCAATACAAATATCTTAAAATGTCCTGGGATATATTCAAACAGAATGTTTTAAATATGGCTAATAATCCGAAATCAATTACGGAATTATCTGTAGCTGCTCATAAATATGCTACTGAATATGATGCTTGTATGAAAAGAGGATTTAATCCAGATTTATTAGTATCGGTACAAAAAGGAAATGTTGAAATTATGGAATCTTTATTCTTATCCGCATTTCAATTAGGATTAACTCAACCTGGGTTGTATGATATAGTTGGACAATTGGGAAAAGGTGTTATTGCATATTGGGGTGGAGCAGAATTATCACATATAACAGTAACGGGTACGATACCGCTGCCAACCGTAGAACAATTATCACAAGGGGTTGCTTACAATGTACAAACTTATAGTATATTTTGTAGTAATGCTGGTACGTGGCCTGATTTTTATTCATTACCACCAACAAACCCAACAACAAATATTATAGATTTATTTATATTATCTGCTCAAATGCATTTAACTACTTTGTCAGGTGTAGGTTTCTTTGCTTCATATTATCCGGCATCGTTAGTAGGGACATTACCAAGTTTTCCAAATTGGGTATCTTATACAATAGGACCACCACCAATAACCCCTAAAGCAAATGTAAGTACACCTGATATAGAAGAATGGATACAAGAAAGACCAAAAAATCTTAAAGAAACTGCAGATACAACTACATATGGTGTAGATGATTTATTATCCGGTATAGATGAAGTGGTTGATGATTATTATAATGCATCTGGTTTAGGTAGTGGTAATCCAAATGGTTATAAAAAACCACCTACCGGAACTTATGGAACTGATATCACCTCTGTTACTGCAACTGGTGGGACAATTACTGCTTATGGTGGATATAACGGAAAAGCAGTAGATTCATCATATTATATTAAAAATAATTATATTCCTGCATTAGAAAGAGTTCATTTTGATAAATCAAATGGTATTAGATTATTAATGCAAGCACAAACTCAATTAGAAGGATTTTATCCGAATAGTGCATCTTGGAGAACTAATAATCCTGGTAACGTATATCCTACTAGAAATGGTAAAACTGATAAAACTGGATTTAAAACTTTAGATGAAGGAGTGGATGCACAATGGAAATATGTAATAGGACCTATTTTTAAAGGTACATCTAAATACTATAAAAAAGAAATGGGATTGTATCAGTATCTTTCTGTATATGCTCCAGTTTCTGATGGTAATAATCCTACTGAGTACACAAACTTTATTATAGGATATTTTAAAAAGAAAGGAGTAACTATAAATGCTAACACAACTCTTTTAGAAATTTCTAATATAAAATAATAAAACCTAAAAATAAACAAGTTAAATATTTATAATCATAACAAATAGAAAAAATATGGATACTGAAAAACTAATTAAAGCCATTCAAATCCTAATTAAAGAGGAAATTAAAGAGCAACTTCCTAAAATTATTAAGGAAACTGTACAGGCTGAAATGAAAAAACTAATTGCAGAAGGTAAAAAACCTATTGCAAAACCTCAAAATACTGGTTTGAGTATGGCAAAAGCTATTTTAGAAGATGAACCAATTATGGAATCTATTGAAACTAAAGTAGTACCTCAAAAAACATTTAGTAAAAACCCAATGATTAATCAAATCCTAAATGAAACAAAAGGTGGAATACCACAAGGAGATGGTGGGTATAGAACTATGAGTTTTGGACAGGCTGATATGGGTTCAATTGTAAGTAGAACTGCAATTGCAGAAAAAATGGGATATGGTGAATTTGGTGGAGCAACGCAAAAGACAGGATTAGGTGTTCAAACTGGTGTAGCTGAATTGGATAAGGCTTTTAATAGAGATTATTCTGAACTTGTAAAAAGATTTAAAAAATAATGGCAATAGTATTAGGTTCTAAAGTAGTAAAAGATACAAAGACGTATAACGATTATGCGATAGGAATTACTTTACCTATACAAATTGGAAACACAGCTTTTAACCAATCATTTACAACGGCAGAGCAAGTAAAATCTAATATTAAAAGTTTATTATTAACTAAAAAATATGAAAGGGTAATGCAACCTCAATTGGGAAGTGGATTGCAAGAACTATTATTTGAACAAAATGATGAGAATTTAGCAGATAGAATTCAATCTACTATAAATGAATCTATGGATAACTGGTTACCTTATGTTACAATAGAACAAGTTGATATTCAACAAACCAACGAGATGATAGATAATAACATGGTATCAGTTTCAATAACTTTTAGAATTGGGAATGGTATTAATTTGGAAACTTTAACTTTTAATGTACAAGCATAATCTATATGGCAATTAATACTATAAATAAAAATTTTAAAAACAAGGGTAAAGATATTAAATACCTAAATAAAGACTTTGCTTCTTTTAGAGATAATTTAATTGAATTTGCTAAAACATATTTTCCAAAAACATATTCTGATTTTAATGAAACATCTCCTGGTATGATGTTTATTGAAATGGCATCGTATATTGGTGATGTTATGGGATACTATATTGATGATACTTTAAAAGAATCATTAATGACTTATGCAGAAGATGAACAAAGTGTATTAGCATTAGCACAATATTTGGGATATAAACCAAAAGCAGCATCTCCAGCAATTACTACCTTATCTGTATATCAACTAATACCTTCCATTGGAACTGGTGTAAATAATATTCCAGACCCTAAATACTTTTTAAGAATAAAAGAAGGAATGTCAATTATTTCTACTACTGGAAATATAGAATTTAGAACAACGGATGTTGTTGATTTTTCAAATGAAGTAGATAGAGAAATAACGGTATATGAAAGAGATTTAAATACTGGTGAGCCTACATTTTATTTAGTAAAAAAATATGTAACAGCTATATCTGCTACTCTTAAAACAAAAGATGTACCATTTGGTACTTATTCTGCATTTCAAACAATTACATTACCAGAAACAAATGTAATTGAAATATATGATGTAAGAGATTCAAATAATAATAAGTGGTATGAAGTTCCTTATTTGGGACAAGAAATGGTATTTATTGATTATCCAAATACCGAATCAAATGACCCGGATTTGTATCAATTTAAATCATCAGTTCCTTATATATTAAAAACAATAAAAACTCCAAAAAGATTTACAACAAAATTAAATCAAGATAGTTCAACATTGATACAATTTGGAGCAGGAGACCCAACAGCGGCTGATGAACAATTAATTCCAAATCTTAAAAATGTAGGATTAGGATTACCAAATTCTATAAAAAGATTAGATGAATCATTTGACCCTACAAATTTTTTAAAAACAAAAACATATGGCACATCTCCATCAAACACAATTATTAGTGTAAAATATTATGTAGGTGGTGGAGTACAATCTAATGTTTCAAGTGGACAATTAACCAAAATAAATGGTGTATTATTTGAAGATGATACTCAAAAATTTAATGCAAGTGAACAAGCTTTATATAGTTTAGTAAAAAATTCATTAGCAGTAGATAATGAAACAGCGGCAGTTGGTGGTAGAGATGGAGAAACATTGGAAGAAATTAGACAAAATGCATTAGCTAATTTTGGAGCTCAAAATAGAGCAGTAACTGTAAAAGATTATCAAGTTAGAGCATTATCTTTGCCATCTAAATATGGTGCAATTGCTAAAGCTTTTGCAACTGCAGATGGTACATTAGATAATAATTCTCCATCATCAATTTTAGCATCTCCAAACCAATTACAACAATTTACCGATTTGGTTAAAGGATTTGTTAATAATAGCCAAAAACCAACTGAACAACAAATAAAAGACCAATTAACTTCATTTTTAGTAGGTAAAACTACAAATGAAAAAGAAAAAAATAATCCATTTGCAATTAATTTATATTTGTTAGGATATGATGTTAATGGAAATCTTACCAATCTTAATAGAGCAGTAAAAGAAAACCTTAAAACATATTTAAATGAATACAAAATATTAACTGATGGTGTTAATATTAATGATGGTTTTATTATTAATATAGGAATAGATTTTGAAATAATTGTTTATAAAAATTATAATAAAAATGAAGTACTTACTCTTTGTATAAACGAAATAAAAGATTATTTTAATATAAACAATTGGCAATTTAATCAAACTATAAATTTGAGTGAGATTGAACTTTTAATTGCAAATGTTGAAGGAGTTTCATCAGTACCAAGCTTAAAAATTACAAATAAATGTGGTGGAAGATATTCACCAAATTCATATAATATAGATGCGGCAACTAAAAGTAAGATTGTATATCCATCTTTAGACCCATCTGTTTTTGAAATTAAATTCCCTGATGCGGACATAAAAGGAAGAGCAAAATAATGGCATACTATTTTTTAACAGCATCAAAAGATGCATCGATATATCTACAACAACCAAATCAAAATACAGGTTTGGATGAAATTTTAGAAGTTAGTAAAATATACTATGGAAATATAAAAGATGTTTCTAGAGCACTTTTGAAATTTGAATTAGATTATTTATCTTCATCATTATCAAATGGTGATATTGTTTTATCAGATGCGAGTTTGATTTTAAAAGAAACTAAAAGTGAAGAAATTCCATTGGATTATTCTTTAAATGCTTATGCTGTTTCAGGTAGCTGGGAAATGGGTATTGGTACTAGGTTTGATAATGTTTCTACACAAGGTGTTACTTGGAATTATAGAGAAGGAGATACAAAATTAGAATGGTTACAAAATAATTTAGCAGAAGGAACTGACTCCAATCCAAATGATGGTACTGGTGGTACTTGGTGGAACGGAATAAGTACATCTCAAAATTTTAATTATCAAACAGCAGATATATCAATGGATGTATCTTCTATATTAAAAGTTTGGATGAGTGGTTCTATTCCTAATGATGGTATCATTATAAAACACGCAAACGAATTTGAAAATAATACCGAAGATTATGGTATTATAAAATTATTTAGTAAAGAAACTCATACAATATATCAACCAAAAATTAGAATAGGTTGGGATGACCAATCTTTTGTAACTGGTTCATTAACTGCGTTAACTGCAAATGATATTAAAGTTGGTGTTAAAAATTTCAAATCTGAATACAAAGCAGAAACTACTGCAAAAATAAGAATTTTTGGAAGAGAACTATATCCTCTTAAAACATTTACAAATCAATTTGCATATGCTGATATTAAATACTTACCACAAACTACATATTATCAAATAAGAGATTTTGCAGCAGGTGATGTTATAATACCATTTAGTGAGTATTCTAAAGTTAGTTGTGATTCTGATGGAAATTATATAAAAGTTAATTTTTCAAATTGGGAAGCGGATAGAGTATATAAAATTGAATTTAAAGTTGATATGGGAGATGGTGATGTTCAATATTTTAATGATGATATAACATTTACTATTGTAAAACAATAATATGGTAGGAACTGGATTAAAAAATGAAATGGTCATTAGTGAATTACTAATAAGTGGTTCATCGGCATTAAAACCTCGAAATGAATTCGGGGTTTATGTGTTTAGTGGTTCCGTTGTTGATGATGGTATTGTATCAGGACAATTAACAAAACCAAAATATAATACAACTGAGTTATTAAAATCAATAGATACTACGATTATTGAATTATTACCACCACCACCCCCACCAATAGATGATAGAGTAGCAAGACCAATATATAATGAAGCAACACAATCGGTTATCGATTTAACTGCGCAAGTAGCTGTATTGAATACAACTATTACTGATTTAAGAGCTAAAGTAGAAGAATTGCAAGTTATTTCTCAAAGTTTAAGAATTGATTTGGATTTAAAAGCAATTAATTTAGCAGCATCAGAAAATCAAAAAGTACAATTATCATCAAAAATAACAACTACCGTTACTCAATTACAAAATTCAGTACAAAAAGCAACATCAGAAGCTATTCAAAGAGTATCTTTAACTGCAAGAAATCAATCGTTACAACAGGAATTGGATGCATTAAGAATTGCAGCAACTGCA